GCATCCTTTATCTCGTCCTCGGTAAGGTGCGGCGTCCGGCATTTCTTATCGTTCTTGAACTTGCGGTTGCACTGGAAGATCACCCTGCGGTATTTGTCCTGTGAGTGCCACACCTTGGAGCCGTACCAGTTCCCGCACTCGGAACACTTGATTTTCGAGGAAAATATGCTCGCGCTGCTGTACCTTGCGTCCATGCTTTTGCGCCGCTCCATTTCCTCCTGCACCAGCTCCCATGTTTCGGGAGGGATGATTGCCTCGTGGTTCCCCTCCACATAATACTGCGGGATTTCCCCCTGGTTCCTCTTCCGCTTTTTGGTGAGGAAGTCCGCCGTGTACTGCTTCTGCAGGAGCGCGTCCCCTTTGTACTTCTCGTTGGTGAGGATGCTCTTGACGGAACTCTGGTGCCAGGTGTCCTTCCCCGCGGGGCTCTTGATGCCAAGCCCCGTCAGCTTCTTGCCGATGGCATACGGGCTCAGTCCCTGCAGGAAAAGCTGGTATATCAGCTTTACCGTTTCTGCCTGCTCCGGGTTCACTCTCAGGCTGCCGTCCTCGCCTTTCTCATATCCGAGGAAAGTGCTGTAGGCAAGGCTGCCTTTGCCGTCCGCAAACTGCTTCCGCTTGCCCCAAGTGGTGTTCTCTGAAATGCTCCTTGACTCCTCCTGCGCAAGGGAGCTCATGATGGTGATGAGCAGCTCCCCCTTGGTATCCAGCGTGTAGATGTTCTCTTTTTCAAAATAAACCTCGATGCCCTTCTCCTTCAGCTTCCTTACTGTCGTTAAGGAATCCACCGTGTTCCTTGCGAACCGGCTGACCGATTTTGTGATGATGAGGTCAATCTTCCCCGCCAGGGCATCCTCAATCATATGGTTAAAACCATCGCGCTTTTTTGTGTTCGTTGCAGAGATGCCTTCGTCCGTATACACCCCGGCAAATTCCCAATCCTCCCGGCCGTTTATGTACCGGGTGTAATAATCGACCTGCGCCTCATAGCTTGTCGCCTGTTCCTCGGAATCCGTGGATACCCTCGCATACCCCGCCGTCTTCCGCTTTTTCGCCGCCGCAATCGGCCTTGAGTCAAACCGGTTCAGCGTGGCGGGTATGGTTGTTACTTTCTTTGCCATTCGACCACCTCCACATCCGTAAAGTGAAATTCAAACCTGTCCCCGTATGCCGTCACTCCCGCAATCTCCTTTACAAAGCGGGGTTCGTAATCCTCCCGCCCCAGGACTTCCGCCGCTGCCTTTCGGAATTCATCATCCAGCAGCCTGCGGAAGGAACACCCCCGGCACACCCAAACCTTATATTTTTCCTTCTGCCCTTTCGGACCCATCTTCCAGTAATCGCATTCCAGTTTCCTGCCGCAGCACCCGCAGGTGATTTTCTGCGAAAATGCGCTGCGGCCTCTTTGGTATGCCCGCATGACCTCTCTTGCCTTCCCGCTTTTCATGCGGAACTCAATGCGGTCTGCATTTATGACAATCTGCTCGACTTCCCTCCGGACTGCCACCCCGTCAAAGGCGGCAAGCTCCAGTGCGGCGGCCGCCGCCTGCTCCAGCTCCGTTTCATAGACCGGCCGGAGCCCGCACACATCTTTCCCTTTGCGCTCCCTGGTATTGCAGTTCCATTTCTTGCCGTATTTTGTGGTGCGCCTGCTCACCGAACGGCCGCATTCCCCGCATTTCACCAGTCCTGAAAAAGCCGTGAGCGTGGGGTTTTTATTGGCGGCGGCATCCGCCCGCTGCTCCCGTATGAGCTGCGCCTTTTCAAAATCTGCCTGCGGGATGAGAGGCTCGAACATACCCTCCACCATGTACATGGGCAGCTCGCCCTTATTCCTTTTCCTCGTATGCCCCTCGGAAATATAATTCTTCTGCAGGAGCATGGAGCCCGTATAGGACGGGTTCGTGAGGATGAACTTGATGGTGGAGTCGTCCATCGGCACGCCTTTCTGCCCCGTGATGCCCCGCTTTGAAAGCTCCTTTGCAATCCCATAGGCAGATGTGCCGGAAAGGTACTTTGCAAAAATCTCCTTTATGACCTCCCCCTGCTCCGGTATGACGCGGTACATTTCCCCGTCCCACTCATATCCGTATGGCGCTTTATGCCCGTTCGGGATGCCCTGTTCAAACCGTTTCCGGATGCCCCACTTCACATTTTCGGAAATGCTGCGCGATTCCTCCTGTGCGAAGGACGCAAGCAGGGTGAGCAGCAGCTCCCCCTCGTCGGAAATGGAGTGGATGTTTTCCCTTTCAAAATAAACATCGATTCCAAGCTCCTTCAGGTGCCTCGTCACCGTCAGGGTGTCCACGGTATCCCTTGCAAAACGGCTGACGGACTTTACCAGCACCATGTCAATCTTCCCGGCATCGCAGTCCGCAAGCAGCCTGTTGAAGTCATCGCGGTGGCTTGTGTCCCTTCCGCTGATGCCCTCATCCGCATATATGCCCGCAAACTCCCAATCAGGATTTTTTTGTATCAATCCGTTGTAATGGCTGACCTGCGCGGAAAGGGAATGGAGGAGCATTTCCGTCTCCATCGACACCCTGGCATAAGCCGCCACCCTCTTCCTCTTTTTCAGTTCCGGCAGAATCTGCCCGATTACGCTGATTCTCGGCATATCATCCCTCCTTGTCAGTGTCACATGATGCCATAGAATCGGCTTTATATCCACTCATTTCGGTCTGTAAACTAACCAAAATCGGGCGGTATTTTTCCCGGAAAATTGTATCAATCTGACCGTACTCCTCTGCCGTCATTGCCCCCTGTTCCATGAGGGATTTCGCTATGTTCATGGTGGCGTGGTACATCTTCTCATTCCGGAACTGCTCCTCACTCATCTGCGCCACCTCCGAATCTGTCAGCCACATAACACGCATGGCAGCAGTATTTCCTGCCGGCATTGCCGTAGGCCGTGAACGGCTTTTTGCAGTAAGCGCACACGAATTCATAACGTGCCTTCCGTTCTATCTGGTCCGGGTGGCTGTTCCACCACTTATTGCGGCATTTATCGGAACAGAACTTCTTGGCTTTCCGTCCCGGATTCTGTTTTACCTCTGCCCCGCAGCATGGGCAGATACCCTTATCCCCATCCGCAGACGGCACTGCTGCTTTTATTTTCCCCGCACTCAGTCCCTTCCTCCGGCAAAATGATTTTACTGTGTTCTCTGAAATGCCAAGTTCCTGCGCAATCTTCATATATCCATAGCCAGCGGCCCTCATCTGCCGTATCCGGTCTTTTTGCCTGTCAGTCATAAAAACGCCTCCTCACTATACGGAGATTTGAACCGCAGTTCGGCGGGGTGTTTTCACAAAAAAAAATAACGCCTGCAGGAATCCCAAAAGGAACTCCTGCAGGCGTAAGACCATTTATACCCTCTTTGCGTAATCCAGCGAAATCCATCCGTCTCTCTTTTCCTGGTAGGATTTCAGCAATCCCCACCTGGATGCGCCTTCGCCGTCTGCCTCCTCCACTATCGTGAAAGTGCCGGCTCCGGTATATTTCCCGGTCTTGCCGTGGTCAGTGCCAGGGCCTTTCCGGATGTTAAGGTTTGGGATGGATACCTGCACCAGATACGGCTTGAACGCTGCCGTACTGGAATACACTGCCTTCCCCGACTCATCAAACACGGAGCAGCCCGGATTCTCATCCGCACATTTCTTTGCGTTCTCCAGCGACTTGAACGCCCCTTTCTGCGAGGATGCGTCTGCCCAGGTCTTCCGGACGCGGTACCAGATTTCCGTTTCTATAGGAGCCGGGGAAGATGCCTCTCCTTCCGTTCCAAGAATGCCTTTCAGGATCGTGAGTATCTTCTCCCCATAGCCGGCGCCTGTCGCCCATCCCTTTCCGGCAGGGTTTTCCTTCTGCCCAAGCCACTCCACATATTCCGCACAGCCCCTTGTGACATATTTGAACCGCGGGTCAATGCAGGTGTTCTTGAGTGCGTCCGTGGAAGCATAGGCTTTCAAGTGCTGCACCTGCGCCCGGATGCCGAGCTGCGGCGTGTCAAAGGAATTCCCCTTTACACCGTTAGAAGTCACGCCCATGCCGCAGAAGTTGTTCTGTGAAAGCGTGACCGCAGAGCCGGAAAAGGTGAAGTTCCCGGTCTCAAGGCAGGACTGCGCAAAGGCAATGTCGCCACGGACTCCTTCTGCTTTTCCTTCCGAAAGGTACAGCGGAACCATGTCGAGGACGGACTGCGCCACGGACGGGTTCTTCGCTTTCAGATATGCTTTCATCTGCTCCGCCGTTGCCGTGGCATTCCCCATGATCTTGGTGTATCTGTCTGTGCCAGAAGCAGTGCCGCCCATTGCCGCTTTGACCGCCTTGCGGAATCCGTCCATCGTGTACCCCATCCCAAGCTGCGCCCACAAATGCTCCGGGTCGCCGTGGTTGCTGGCAATGCCCCGGCTGTGTCCTTCCCTGTGGCTGATGATGGCACCGTCCGCCAGTGGGTCCAGGCTGTATTTCTTACAGAGCATTGCGAACAGCTCCACCGCCGCCTCATAGGTTCTCTCCGCCACCGCTTTTGCCTCTGCCATGTCAGAACAGGTAAAATTTGAGCCTGCCGTGTACCGGATACACGCAGGCTCGCACATCTCCACCCCGATATGGGTATTGTTCCCGCTCCCTTTGTTCCCGCTCCCGCAGTGCCATCCCCTGTGGTTCCAGGGGAGTGTCTGGTACACCGTTCCATCGTTCCCGTCAATGAATCCGTGGACGCAGGATGTGTCATGCGCCGGGCTGTTCCACGAACTGATGAATGCGGACGCCTTCGGCTGCGGGCAGCCCACGGAATGGAGCATCAGCCCCTTCACCGTAATCTTCCTCCCTGCCGTGTAGCAGGGATTTCTCGTCATAATGCTTTCCACAAGTTTCATCCTCACTCGTCCCCCTTCCCGTTTTCCGCCCGGTCATGCAATTGCGCCAGAATGTCCTTCAGCTTTTCCGGGATGGGCAGCCCCAGGTGTCCGGCGTTCTCCAGGAGGCTCACGCCCTCGTTGGAGATGTAGAAAAAGATGATGGCCGTCCGCAGCACGGAGCCGCTCCCGATGACCTGCACATCGAGGATGTTGGCGATCCCCACCAGCAGGAAGACCAGCACTTTCTTTGCGATGCCCCTGAAACCCACCTCGCTGGACAGCTTCTTATCCGCTGCGGCACACATCACGCCCGTGACATAGTCCACCACGACAAAAGCGATGAGCGCATACAGCAGGCCGTCACAGCCGCCCAGGAACCAGCCGAGCCATCCCCCGATGGCAGTGAAAATAAGTTGGATCGTGTTCCAGAATTCCTTCATGTTGAAACCCTCCTTTAAATGATTTTTTGTATGATAAAAGGCCGCCCGCCAAACGGCGGACAGCCCCGTATCCAAAAGGATATTTATTTGTGTCGTTTACACAAGTATCTGTGGGAATCTTTGTCACATTTATGCCTCCCGTTTCCCTTGCTATTTCACGGCTTCAGAGTGATTAATAACACTACCCAAAGCCCCGCCTGCCCGGAAAACGGGAGGCGGCAGGGGAAAATAAAAATCCAAGGAGGACACCCTATGAAGACAAAGAACATCAAAGTCGTTTACACCTACCGCCACTGCCAGAGCGGCGGCATCCTGCACAGCGGCACCGGTCCATGCACCGCGGTCCCGAAGATACAGATGGAAGGCCACTGGCTGGAAGCCCTCGGCTTTTCCATCGGTGCCCCGCTCATCGTTGAATACGAGGAAGGCTCCATCCACATCCGCACCCTCACAGCCGAAGAGCTGGCGGCAAAGGAGCAGCGGGAGGCACAGGCTGAGCTTGAAAAAAGGATCGCGCAGCTTGAGCAGATGAAGCGCGGCATTGAAGCCGAAGCCGCATCCCTCTCCATGGTCGCGGAGCCGTCCACAAGATACGCCGCATCTGAACCGGACTCCCGGAACTGAAGAAACGCCGCACGCCGGGGCTCCCGGCACACACCACCCTTTTATCACGGCAGGGGAAACGCATCCCCCTGCCGTAAAGCTGTCCGTCATGCCTCCTCCGTCAGCGTGTAGGTGATCTTCATGGTCTTGTTGGCGTCCTTCACCACCGCCGAGGAAAGGTTGTTGATGGTGGCAAGGTAGGGCGTCAGCAGGTACATATGGCGGTATTCGTTCCCGTAGCTGCCTCCCCACCCCACCAGGAACTGCTTATACTGGAACAGCGGCGTCGCCGCGCTGCCGAGCCTCACGCTCCCCTGGGTGTGGATGACCATGTCGTCTGCCGTGACCTGGAAGTCCCCGCCGATGATCAGGTCCCCGATCAGCGTAAGGTACAGCTCGCAGGTCGCGGACTCGCACAGCGGCTTCATCTTGGAAGTGAAGCCGAAAGCGACCAGCGCCACGTCTGCGGAATTCGCCACGTTTATTTTATAAATGCCCTTTTTGTCATACGCAGGGACATACAGGTATCCGTTCCGCATACAGCAGCGGCACTTCCTTTCGGGGTAGCTGTCCTCCATGTCCCGCTCCCCCACCGCCATCAGCCTTGCGTTGGACAGCGTCCATTCCCCCTCCGTCACAGTATAGTCCGCCTTGGATATCTTTACCCACAGCATCCTTGCGTTCCCGGAGGAATTCGCCTGGTTGGAGAAGCCGTACCAGTACCCGTCCTTCCCGTCCAGGAATTCCCCGTACTTCGTGTAGCTGCCCAGGAACAGGAAGGTCTCCGCCGGCACGGCGTGGTCTTCCAGCACGGTGTAGGTGGAATCGTCCAGCTTTTCATTCAGCCCGATGGTGAAGACGGGGATGCGCACCTTCCGTATCCGCACGCTGGAGTCCGCAAAGGTGATGGAATACAGCAGGTCCTTTTCAAAATCCATCTCCACTGCCTCGAACAGCACCTCCTGCTTCGCTTTCCCAAGGTCGCCGATGTCCAGCTTCTTTATCTTTAAAAACGTGCTGGCGTCCCCCACCAGGCTCCCGTAGGCGTTCTGCCCGCCCTGGGCGCTGGTCAGCGCCACCGCCGCGATGGTCCCGTTCCCCTGCATGGGCGTGGACTCCCATACAAATTT